ATTCCTGAAAATACTTTATTCCAATCACCTTGTATAAGCCCGGTAATTACTGTTATTATGTCCTTAATTATACCCATGGCCAACCCTATAGTTGTAGCTATATGATTGAATAAAGGCCCTATTATCGCCCCCATCATTTTAAAACCCAATGTCCATCTCTGGAAAATAAAAGTCAATATTTTGATTACTGCATATATAACTGTGCCTATAACAGGTAGTAGGGTTTTAACTATGCTTAAAAATGGGGGTAAAACAGTATTAATTATAAAGCCAAAATACGTTTGCCAATATTTAGCCAGGGTTACAGCTAATTGTTTTATTGCTTCAAATATGGGTTGCACTTGGCTTTTTGTTTCACTACTCCCAGACATAAAACCTTTAAGATTATTCATAATTCCAAAAAACGCCTGCTTAAATACTGGGCCAAAAACACCCATTATATAACTTCCAATTTGTTTGAACAATGATAAAGCTGGTGGTAAATATTGATTTAACACCCCTGCAAATTTATTAAGCAATGGCAAAACCATCTGTCCTAAAGGCACTAAAATTCCAACCTCTAATTGTCTACCAATCCCACTCATAGCCTTGCTAAAAGTGTTATATTTAACATTATTAATCCCATCCATTGTATTTTTGGCCCGGTTAAATCCGTCTTCAATGTTGCCTAGAGCCAAGATGCCATCCGCTTCTAGGTCTTCAAATTGAGTACCAAACAACGCAACCCCCGCGGCATTTTGTTTTACTGGGTCTTTCATAGCGCCTAAGGCATCAATAACCTGATAAAAAGCCTTATTGGCGTCCTCTCCGCCTTTTGCAAATGTGGCAGTCATTTTTTTAGCATCCAACCCAAGCGCTTTAAAACCCTCCGCACTTGTCTTAGAACCATCTTTGGCCCTAATATTAAATTCTTTTACAGAGTCACCAATTTTATCTATCGACCACGCACCGGACTCTGCACTCGCGGCGAGTGTATCGAACATTTGGTCGGAATCAAAGCCTAGACTCTTAAATTGAACACTATATTCATTTATGGTATCTAGTAAATCCCCGTTTTTGTCTAAACCTTTTTGTGCGCCTTGAGCAATCAGATTAAAAGCCTCATCCCCGGTAATACCAAATTGGCTCATTAATGCCTGTGCGGAACGCGTTGATTCATTTACATCATACCCAAATGTATCAGCCAAAATCATAGCATTTTTTGTAAAGTCTTCTAAAGTTTTTCCAGATAACCCCGTTTGTTTTTTAACCTCTGCCATTTTACTTGCTATATCGGACATAGACTCCCCAAAATTCTGTGAATATAAATTTTTAATGGATTGTTCATAACCTTTCATTTCTTTGTCACTGGCCCCCGTTTGGGCCTGCAAATCGTTTAAACCTTTTTGCAAATCCTCCGCCGCGTTAAAAGCCTTAACGCCCATCGCAACCGCAAATGTCCCAAGTGCTGCGACGGCGGTTGCTGCGAAGCCCGCGACAATACCACCTAAACCCCCAAACATATCACCTAAACTCCCTAAATTTCCCTCTGCCTCGTCGGTTTCAGCGTTTATGCGCACACTTAATTCCTCATTAGCCAATCACTTCACCCCCTAAACTTCTAGTCCATAATTCTAGTGCGAGTGCCATATCTTCGACAGTTTGTTGTTTTTTCGCTTTTTCCTTAATCGGGAAAAAGTCGCTTGCTTTAAATTTTTTCTTTGAAAATAACCCTGCAATTACCGCGCACAATGTGCCGAACCGCTTATTTTCAATGTAGAAATCTTGTTTTTCTTTTTCAATTTGGGAGTCTATAAACACCCCAAAAATAGTTGGGGTTAACCCGAGAAACACATCCCAAGTTAACCCGTATGTAGCCGCTATTTTATATGCCTCTATTGTTTCGGCTTTCCATGATGTCTTTTTTTTTCTCTATCATGTGGCCCTTTATTACTATTTTGGGTTAGCCCGTCGGCCTCCATTTGCTCAAATATGCGTTTTAATAAATTTTCCAGGTTTCCACCTTTTTTAATGTAGCTTTGCATTAACTCGCCTGTTTCTTTTAACCCAATTTCTGGATTGTGTTTAGCCAACCCACCCGCCAAAAAAGCCCTCATAGCCGCAAAGCCAATTTTTTGTTCATTATACATTATTTCAGTTATCGTCATACCCAAATAATCTTCTATTATACACATAGAATTAAAATCGAATTCAATTTTATATTGTGCGTCGCCCAATTTTACTAACATTTTTCTACCCCTTACTAAAAGTTGGTTTACCAGTAACTTTTATAGCCCCTGAAATTTCTATAGCTCCATCGTGTGGGGCTGAAATTTCCAAGCTTTTTACATACCCATTACATTCAAATTTACTAACGCTCGGTGTTGTCGGCATAGTGACAGTTACACTTTGGATTGACATAGTTGTCATGAAAGGCTCAATAACACCTATATTATCACTATCTGCCAAACCCTCGAATGGGATTTCTCCCGCGTCTATAAGGCCTTTAATAAATTCCATGAAATAATCTTTGCTTGAATGGGTTGTGACATCTATATCGTCCGATTCATACCCAGGACTGCCAATTTCAGTTAGCTCTGTGAATGTAGTTCCTCCAACCTTCAATACTGCCCCATTTCCAAAACATCCAGACATAAAAATTTTCCTCCTTTAATTTATATTAGCATTATCATGTACTATCACATGATAAGTTACGTTTGCGCCCTGTATATCTTGATTTTTAAAGTCATTGCAACTAAAAAATTTACAAATGACCATTATTAAAGTTCCCGTTAAACTAAATCTTTTAAGATTTAGTGCAATATCCATTGCGGCTTTTATTTGTTCGGTTGGGTACGAACCCAATAAGCCTGGTTTAGTGTATATCCCAAAAGTCATATAGACATTCCAACCTTTTCTATTATGCCGATTGAACGGCGTCTCATTAGAAGTCTCCAAGCAAACATAAGGATACGTTTTATTATCTGGTGGGGTATCATATAAACTACCCGCGACCGTCATAAATGCGGAACTACTAGTTAATGCACTGAAAATTGCTGTTTGGGCTTCAAATTTTGCACTGCTCATTATAACACCCGCCCCGCTCTTTGTATTGCTTCCCCACATCGTTGTATATATTTGGGTTTGGCTCTATCAAACGCCCAAATAACATACGAATCAATTCTTTCGATATGATTAGCGTATATAACATTGGTGCCAACAATAAAGTCCAAAGGCCCTCTAATTTTACCCTTTAGAACTCTTTGAGGGCCACCCTGGTATTCTGTATGTATCGAAGCCCTTAAGCGCCCCGTATCAATATGTCTATCTCTTGTTAATTTTAATTTGGCCTCGGTTTCGATATCCACCAATGCCGTTTCCCTAGTTACTTCTATCAATTCATTTTTTAACTCTTGCGGGAATCTTTCAAAATTTCGCCTAAAAGCTGTCATGTTATTACTAACTGTCAACATCCGCCTAGCCATTGTCACACCTCCCTTTTATGAGAGTATATTTATTACGATAAAAATTATCTACGGTTTCTATATGTATTATATTATCATTGTATAGTAATCGACAAGTCGCTTTATCTACATCGGTTCGCTGCCTTGTTAGAATCTTTACTTTATTAGTATCCTGTGCTTTAACTTTGTCGTAATTTTCAGAGCTTGAGTCAAACCCAAGATTCCCCCAAAAAGTAGTAGCTGTTGCCCAACTTTCAGTGTAACAACCACCCTTAAATCCAATAGGCGTATTAGTTTGGAGTGTTAGCCTTTGATTAAATCTCAACATTAGAACCCCACATCCTCACTAATAGAATTTAACAGTCTCTTAATACCTTCTGGTATCTGTGCATATGTGTATGTAGTCCCAAACATTTCATTTATTTGTGTGACATATTCCTCACGATTTTCATATAACCACCCGACCAACCGCATTGCTGCGGTCTTTAATGTATCTAATCTTTTATCATTAGCGTCCCAATTACCAGCAACCGTGTAATTTATGGTATACCCGTCATGGGGCCTTTGGTAATCCCAGTGCCCATCTTCATGTACTAAAAATTGCCCCGCTACTCTGAAATCAGTCGATTCAGTAAGTAATTTACCAGTACTGTCAAAATCGTCATAGTATACAACCCTGTCCACACTAGACACTGGGGCTAACAATAATTCTATCTCGTCACATCCCCCCGGCTGCGTTTGCTGCCAACC